CACTGTGTCGTCAGATAAGTTGTAAATAATAATTGATGCCTTATTAGGATCTTTATTATTATCTTTCTTAACGTTAAAAGTGATCTGATGTTCTGTGAGTAACTTCAACGTTCCACTTGACTTCTTAGTTGATGCTAGTTTAGTATCTAGATCGATCTTAGAAGTAAACGTACCGTTGGCGTTTGTCTTTTTAGCTGTATCTGTTGCTTGACCAATCAGGAGTTTATAACTATGATTTAAGTTAGCAACAGCGTTAGTTTTAATATCCGGCATTAGTCTTGATCCTGTACCGCATCAATGTACATAAGACAAAATCTCATATCGATCCCCGTACCGTAAAAGTCTGGGCGTCCATTGATTTTAACTGTGTCTACCAAGTAGAGTTGACCATCTGGCACTCCTTCAAGGTATTTGTAAGGGGCAAGAAGATCTAATCCGTTTGTGGCTTTGAATGTGATAACTGCTTCGTCACCAGAAGGGCCAAAGAACAGTTGCCAGGATTCATCTCGGGTGTTCCAACGAATACGAATGTCGTAGTCAACACCATCCAGCGTAACTGTATAAGTGTGATCCGTATGTTGAAGTGTTTGTAAGGCCCAAGCCGTATATCCCGTCTCGGAATCGATGAATACATTATCGTATCCTTTGTTTCCGGTATCTGCTCTGGTTGTTTCTGCAAACGATGTAATGTTATTTGAAATTGCCATTATTACCCCGTCTTGTTATTTACTCCACCAGCCTGATTCTGAATACGTTGTTCCAGATCTGCACTAGTAGGCTTGTAAACAGCTTTCTTGACCTGCTTACCTGTGTTCAAAGTAGAAGCTGTCTTAACTGCGATTGCGTTAACTGTCGCTCCCTTGACTAATCTGATTTGCTCAAAGTTCAAGTCGAATTGCATTGCATATTCAGATTTATAGTTGTAATCTATGCCAATCAAAACACAATCTTTAAATACCTTGTGCTCTGTGATGAGAGTGATCGGTTGCCTAGCTTGCATAATCTTTGTAAGATATGTGATTGCCTGGCTAACCCTGTCACCCTTAGGTTCTCCACTGTAAAGAAGGTCTTTCTTTAGCTGGATAGGTGTTTCACTGATGATTCCAGAGATATCAATCTTGGTGTTCTTGATCTGGATATGATCACTAACTTCACTGCTTTTTGAGTTGTCTTGACTCGTGTTTGAGTTACTACTGCTCGTTTGACTGCTTGCCTCAATCGCGTAAGAAGATACTTCCGCTTGATGATTAATGCTAGTGTTAGTTGTTGCGTCAAAAACAATAGCCTGATAATTTTGAATGAAACTGTCGCTTGCTGTATTGTATAAACTAGCCAAAACACAAAAGCCATTCTCTGCCTTAAGAGAAGAGTTTGAGTTGACATTTGTACGGCTGTTAACAGACTTATTAGCGTTAGTTGGTGTTCCCACTGCTTGCGTAATTGGTGCTGCCATTAGGCGTCCTCCTATAGTCCTATCTTTTATGATACCACTTTAGTGATAAAAAGTAAAGAACTTTCGGGGGATCTATGATAGCATAAATACCTTCCCTAGTCAAAGGATAATAAAAAATCCCCAACTCCGAAGAGAAGGGGATTGTTGTTAGTTGCTGCTATTAGAAGATGAAATATCGCGAATCAGAGAGTTGTGGTTAAATCTCTGACTGTCCTGAATTCTTACATCCAGGATATCACCGAAGGTAGAGCTAGGCGTTACTTCCACACGAATAATATCCGAAGGAATATTAATGATAGGAGCACCGCCGCCATTCACAGATTGCTGTTGCTGAGATACAGATTGATTCAATGAACCATACTTATATCCTTGACCGATATCTGAGATTGGAGCATTACCTAAGCCAACAGGATCTACCCAACCGAAGTTGTTAGCCCAACGTTGCAAGAAGGAAGCACTACCATCCCCCATACCAGTACCGTAGGCGTCTGCAATAGCATTGCCTGTACTAGGACGAGGATCAGTACCGTAGATCTGCCCTGGCGTCTTCTGGGTGCCATCAGCGTTAAAGTTGAACCTTTCGTTAAAGGTAGATAACCAGTTAGAGAATTGAGTACCGTAGTTTACAACATCTCCAATCCACTTACCTAATCCGTCAATCGCAGGCCCAAGGTTTTTGATATGCTGCTGGAACTCGTCCATCACTTTAGGATCTAGGCTACCAACAAAACCATCTAAGAACTTATTGCTAAGTCCCTCTTCGATTTTATCCATAGTTTGTCCCATAGTAACATACTTATGAGCATTCTCAACTTGACTTTCTGTTAGGTTTGAACCAGAGTTAACGAGGCTTGCACTAGAATCTAATAACTCTTGTCCGTTGTTTTTAAACGCACGAACAAAGTGAGACAAGTCATCACCTAAGTTCTCCAGCAAGTTACCGATCTGACCATCACTTAAGCCTTTCTGTTGACCAGCGCCAACAACAGATTGTAGGAAGTCGATAGGGTTGTGTTGCATAGCTTTAATATCGTCGAGGTTCCAACCAAACTGGTTCATAATCTCGTTGACACCTGCGTTACCTTTTGTCCACTCTCCTTTCTTGTTCAGTTCGGATGTGGTTACAGAGGACGCAAGTTTTTCGCGGATATCTTTGATCTGGTCAACACTCTTGGTCATATTTGCAGAGTCAACACCGTTATTCTGGCCCCAAGCTGTAAGAGCCTGGATTACGTTAGGATTCACCTCAATGTTCTTAGCAGCTTGTCCTACATAGTTGATCCTGTCAGCAGAATCTGATAAATTACCTTTGATACGAGAAATACCTTGTAGGGCTGCGGCTCCGGCTACTCCACCTAAAAGCAAACCTGGGCTTAGTCCTAAGCCTGCACGAGTAAATCTATCCCTACGTTCTTCTCTACGGCGGCGACGATCTCTTTCATCTCTCTCACGCTGGCGTCTATCTTCTGCTGCTTGTTGGCGTCTCTCTCTTTCCCTACGAGCGTCTTCCCGGTGTGCCTCTGCTTCCGCTTGGCGCATTTGTCTTCTGTCAATTTCCAAACGTTCTCTTGCTGCACGGTTCTCTTGACGAAGAATAGAAAGTTGATGAGCAATAACCTGGTTCATTTTTGAAGCACTAACACGCTGTTCTTCAAATGCCTTAGTTACATCTTCGACTGCACGAGTAGCGCTCTCTCGTCCTGCTCTACTGACATTGCCTAATTGACCAGAACGGAAGTTAAAGTTTTCGCGTCTTAGCTGGGCTGTTTCTGCTCGGGTTCCTGATGCTCCACCACGACCACCACCTGCGCCTCTTCCACCGCCTCCGGCACCACCGCCACCACGTCTTCCTCCACGACCACCGCCTCCTGCTGGAGGGGGAGTTGGAGGTACAGGGGGTCTTGGGCCACCTTTACGTGCATCATTCATATGCTTAGCGATGCTCTTGGCGTACTTTTCCATTTCCTTGAAATCTTTCTTGGTTTGTGTCATCTTAAGAGAAGGTTTAATTCCCTCAGAGAATTTCTTCAAATCTTCAAGTGATTTCTTTGCTGCGTTGAAAGATCTCTTGTCTACCTTAAAATCTACAACGTTTGTTAGCTTCTGTGTATTTAACGACGATCCCGCCATTTTACCTCGCAAAGCCCTTGGCTAGCAAGGGCATATATTATTTCTTGAATGTCTCCCACTTACGGCGCATCTCGTCTTTCTGATCCGAATCCTTTCTGTGCAATGCACGTACATAGTCTTCGTGGTCAATGATCTCCGCTTGCTTGAGCAAGTAATCAATATTATACTTGTCCAAGGAATAAAGTGTTTCTGACGTTTTGGTAGTGATTCTGTAGATTAGGTAGTCCCACCACCGGAAACTCGCAGTTTCTTGGGCAATCTCAATAGCCTTGGCTATAGTGGGATTTAGCTGTTGTTCAGCGTCTGTACGCTTTGAAATTGGGTCAACAGTTTTCCGAAACCGCGTTTGAAAAAAGGGCCATAGTTCACCTCAAGCACCTTTGCTGCTAAATCAACTACAAGGTAGGGGTGTAACATAAATAACTCTTCAAACTTTTCGACTACGGAGATATTGTCTTCTGTGTAAGTTTCGTCTAAGATATCTTTCAGAAGGTCAGACAGGACACGTTGATCAAGCCCAGAGAATAGTTGGATAAGAGACATAGCAATCTTCTGCTCGTAGTCTTCTCCTGCAAGTTCTTCGGCTGTACCATACATCACCATAGGAACTGCGAAGATGCTGCCGTATTCAGGGATGCGGTCAAATACTTTGGAAGGTTTCCAACGAATGATCCTGAATCCTACTTTACGACCTGTATCAAGTTCCAGTTCCACTTTAACTTCTGGTTTCGCGTATTGTGCGATGACATTTTCTTGTTCTTGCATATTTATTTTCTCTAGTTAATAAAAAAGGGGTAACAACGATATGTTACCCCAGATGGAAATTAAAGTCAATCTTTTTATGCGATTGTCAGGGCAGTAATTGAGTTCAGGACACTCAAACCTAGCGTTGCAGTGTTGCGAAGCAGGGAAGCATCTTTCAATCCAATAACCCAATCGTTTGTAGTGATTGTGTCACCCATTGTGTCGTCTGGCTGTGACTGAATCCATCCAATCGTGCTGATGTAATATCCGCGTGGATCTTCCAGATAAACAGGGAAGGCAACCTGCCGAGTAGAGTACATTGTCTGAGCGTAAGTTGAAAGAACTTCGTTAGCCTCAGAGGTTCTCTGTAGGGAGATTGTCATTGTACCCATACGATTACGACTCAGAGCAAGTGACACGTCTCCGTCTGTACCGCCATAAGGGTTGATGATATCGTTAGATTTACTGATAACGATTTTAGTGTCAGAGGCAAACCCGTAAGGTTCCCATCCACCAAGAGATAGCGTGATGTTAGATGGATCATAGGCCATTACACCAGTTAGCATCTTATCCATTTGTATTCCTTTTTAAGGAAGGGCCGAAGCCCTTCAATTATGATGATGTTGTGCTTACTGAGCTTGAAGCAGAGCTTGTGGTTCCA